ATTGTTCTTTGAGTATAATTATTCTAAAGATATCAATTACTTAACAATGCACGGAGGAATGCCTGTGATTCAAGGCACCAAGTACATTGCTACTTCTTGGATACGCGGCAATCAGTGGGGACACACCCATGGCTCTTAACCACGTTGACACAGGTTATAAAACAATTTTTAGAATTGATAATGCATTAGATACAGAAATTTGTGATCAACTTTGTAATTTTATGATCACACATAAATTAAAATCAAATCCAACTGATAATTTATTACCATGGTTTGATGGCGAGACATGCATTCCGTGGGAATTAGATAATATCAATTTGAAAAAACAAATTGTTGCCTATAGAAAATTAGTTACAGAAATAGTGTCTGAAAAATTTAATCAAACGCTATATCCAGAATTTACGCACCTTGTACTGTGGCGCACTGGCAGACAAATGCCCCGCCACAAAGATGATGGGTATAATGAGAATGATCCACTTGCAACAAGAAAAGTCAGTTGTGTAACTTATCTAAATGATGATTTTACAGGTGGTCAAACGTTTGTGTCTAATGAAACTGGCATTGATTATATCAGTAGACCCATTAAGGGATCTCTTGTTTGTTATCTAAGTGATAGTACAAACCAGCACGGTGTAAATACAATATTGTCAGGCAATCGTGTTACTATGCCAATTTGGTTTTGTAGTGATATAACCAAATCTGAAGATGTTAGGCTGAGTAATATTATTCAGTCACTTTTATAAAATAATCATCCTCGGCTCTTGACAAGATAATTAAAGTAGTGTATTATAAGCATTACGGAGTTATCTATGGATGAAAGAATTGAAAAAGCATTTGCTGTGGCCAATTACATGAGCACATTGGCGGGCCAAAAACGTATTATTTTGGAAGAGTACAATCAGCAGCTGATACATTATACAAATGGTGCAACCTTCAAAGTCTCGCGAGAACTGATTGTGTTTGTACACACACTCACTGAGCTTGGCAGCACAGATGCTGTTGTTTTAGACGATAACAATTTTCCTGCACTAATTGACAATCTTCAGGAATTCTTAGAAGAAATTTCCAACGTGTATAATGAAGCCACTAAGGAGTATGCTGACAAGTACAATGATATTAGAGTAAAACGAAAAATTTCTGATATTGTTGAACTATGAGTCAAGGCATTGTGATATTTGCGCAGAATAATCCACAAGTTGATTATATAAAACTGGCTGTGTTTGCAGCCAAACAAGCGCAAAAACATTTGGATTTATCTGTGAGTTTGATTACAGACAGTAGATCTTGGCTGGAACAAAATTACCCAGACCATCCATTTGACCATGTAATAGACGTTGACTTTAACGAAGTTTCTCAGCATAGAGTTTTTTACGATGGTGCCTTGGCCAGTAAAAAAGTTGCCTGGCGAAATCACACAAGAAGTAAAATATACGATCTCACACCATACTATACCACACTGGTAATTGACAGTGATTACATTATCAACAGTGATATTTTAAAACAGGCATTTGGTAGAGATGCTGATTTGCAAATTTATTCCAACAGTATGGATTTAGCTGCCTGGCGAAATACAGAAGAATTTGCACGTATCAATCCGTACAGTGTTAAATTTTACTGGGCTACTGCGTTTGTGTTTCAAAAAAATACAGTTACAGAATCATTTTTTTATCTAGTTAATTATATAAAATCCAACTGGAAATATTTTAGAATGTTGTACAATATTGACACAACATTGTTTAGGAATGATTATGCTTTTAGTATTGCAATACACTTGATGAATAACAAAACACAAGGATCTTTCTCTGTAGAATTGCCAGGCACCATGATATATGTCAAAGATCGAGATATACTGGTCGGCACAAATCGTAACAAAATGAAATTCCTGTTAGAAAAAGAAAATCACCCAGGCGAATACACGCTGGCCAAAACAACAGGACTTGATGTGCATGTTATGAACAAAATAAGTCTTGCTCGTTACATAGATGGGGGTTCAGGTGTCTAAAGGATTTTTGGTTTTTGCACAGAATATTGCAGATGTTGACTATGTTCAGCAAGCATATGCATTGGCATTGAGTATCAAATTAACACAAAAAGAAGTCATTGACATTTCGCTAGTGACTGACAGTCCCGTACCTAAGAAATATCTAAGTGCGTTTGATCAAGTACTCTCCATACCGTTTGGCGATCAAAGTAACAATTCTAAATTTAGAACAGAAAATCGTTGGAAACTTTATCATGCAAGTCCTTACGATGAAACAATAGTGTTGGACTCAGACATGCTGGTATTAGAAGATATTGCCACGTGGTGGAAATACTGTGGTAATTACGATATTAGATTTTGTAACAGCATAACAAATTATAAATTACAACAGGTAACAGATAACGTACACAGAAAAACATTTGCGTCCAACAATCTTACCAACCCATATTTTGCATTACATTACTTTAAAAAATCTCATAGGTCGTTGGAATTTTTTAAAGTGCTGGAGTTTGTAATCAATAACTGGGAATGGTTCTGGACCAAATTTGCACCTGAAAATTACCAAGATTGGTTAAGCATGGACTTGGCTGTGGCCATTGCCATTGAAGTGATGTGTGCTCAAGAAGAATTTTTAGATGCTAATTGTCCTTTAAAATTTGTGCATATGAAAACACCCTTGCAAGGATGGAACATCAGCAACACTAGTTGGCAAGATTCTGTTCTTTACAATTTTAACGGTGACTTAACAGTGGGTAATATACAACAACAAAAAATATTTCATTATGTAGAAAATGATTTTTTATCTGACAAAATTATCAATCGATTGGAGGAACTGACCAGTGGCCAAACGAAGTAAAAAAATCAAACCCTTGGTAGACATTGTAGTTGAAAGTAAATATTATGTGTACTATGACAACAGTGACAACAAACTAATCAGTGTGAGTAATCAGTTGCAGCCTCAATTTGAACATTCATTAGACATAACATTTAATGAGTATAGTAAACTGGTAACAGGAGTGCATAAGTTTGCTGATTATCATGTGGGTGTTGTTATAGACGCTGAAGGAAATCCTATAAAGGGATTGGTGTCTAATCAAGTAATTATCGAAAATACCTTTAAAAACAGATTGCTGGCATGGATTGATACTGAAACCGATTCAGCAGATATTGAGATACATTGGGATCAATACAATAGTCAATGGGTGTTCGTGGCATCTGATGATTTGAGACAGCAATACTACGACAACAAGTTACCCGATACCAGCGTGTCTTTTTTTGTAACACTGGGACAAGATCCAAATTTCTTGTTGAGAACAATTGATATAGATTTTAAAACCATCACCTTGGACAAAATCTCTGTTAAATTTGAATCAAAATACGAAGAACGTATACAAGATATTGCTGTTACCGCCAACTTGGCAACCTTGGACTATTCATTAAAATTATGGAGTACTATAATTGAGTAAAATAATAAAAGTCATAGAACAAGACATCATATTTTTAAGTTATGATGAACCCAACGCTGAAAAAAATTACGCAGACTTGCTGGCCAAAGTACCATGGGCAAAGCGTGTACACGGAGTCAAAGGGTCGGATGCCGCACACAAAGCCTGTGCTGCCAAATGTGAAACTGAATACTTTGTCACAGTGGATGGTGATAACATTGTTGACCCAGCATTTTTAGAAGTTGAAATTGACCTTGAAGCTATCAACGTAACCAAAGATCATGTGTTCAGTTGGTGCGGCCATGTTCACGTGAACGGTCTACGTTATGGCAATGGCGGACTCAAAATGTGGACACCCAAATTTGTCAACGCTATGAAAACACACGAAAATTCGGATGATGATGACACCAAAGGCCTAGTTGAATTTTGTTTCGATGACCGGTACTATCAGTTCAACGACAACTACAGTAACAGCTACACCAATGCCAGTGCTTTCCAAGCCTGGCGTGCTGGGTTTCGAGAAGGTGTAAAGATGAGTTTAGATCAAGGTGCCAAAGTAACAGACCTTAAAACAATATGGTGGCAAAATTATCACCGATTATTAATTTGGTGCAACATTGGTGCTGATGTAGAAAACGGATTGTGGAGTATGTACGGTGCTAGACAAGGTGCGTACTTGACTAATTGTACTGATTGGGATTACACTAATGTACGAGATTTTGATTGGCTCACAACAGAGTGGGAAGAAACATACAGCAAGATCACTGACAAAATGTTGCCCTATGAAATAATGGGTTTAGGTGAAACACTCAAACATGAATGCGGATTAGAAATTACTGATGTTGATGCAACTGGCAGTAAGTTTTTTAAAACTGTGTTTAACAACAGCCCAAGAATTATTAGGAAAAGATAATGTACGATATTGTGTTTATTACATACAAAGAAGAAATATCTTCAAGTTACTATATTGAAGAAGTTGTAAAGAAATTTCCTTATCACAGAACACATTGGGTTCGAGGTGTTAAAGGTATCCATAATGCCCACAAAGAAGCTGCAGGTAGAGTATTTTCTAAAATGTTCTATGTGGTTGATGCTGATGCTAAACTGTTACCAAGTTTTAAGTTTGATACAAAACTAGATCCCAGCGAAGAGGATATTGTGCATGTGTGGAGAGCTATCAATCCTGTGAATGGATTAGAATATGGTTTTGGTGGAGTTAAATTACTGCCAACAGAACTGACTCGTGTCATGTCAATTGACAGCGTTGACATGACTACCAGCATCAGCCCACGATTTAAAATAATGCCAGACATTAGCAATGTCACAGCATTCAACACTGATCCACTCAGCACATGGCGCAGTGCATTTAGAGAATGTGTCAAGTTGGCCAGCAGAATAATTCCAGGACAAGATAATTCACAATCGGAACAGCGTCTACATGCATGGATACACTTCGGCGGCAATGAACCGTTTGGCGAATATTCAAAGGGTGGTGCGAGTGCGGGACAATGGTATGGAACCACCTATAAAGATGATCCCGAAGCACTGGCCAAAATCAATGATTATGATTGGTTGGAACATCAGTTCAATGCACACATTGAACAGTTTCCGCCGGAGACTTTTAAATAAGATCTTTGGTTAGGGGAAAGATCTCTGCAATAACTTGGGCACAGGCTCGTGCTACTTCTTGATGCTCTTTTTGTGTGCCGTTAGCACTGCGCAATTCAATAAAGTGAATCCAGCTGCGCAGTGTACCGTTCATGTAAATTCTACTTTCTGTAAGGCCTTCTGGCAACACAGCTCGTGCTTGTTCTTTTGCTATGCCATTAGCGATAGCCCACTCGTATTCCCGTTTGGCAGCATAGATGACTCGCTGTTGAGCTCTGTACCATTCGTTTTGTAACATTGTATCATCCACTTGGACGCTGTTCTGGCGGTTTTTTGGATCTTGAAGTCTTGCTTCTCTTGTAACAAAGTTGAGATCTTTAGTTGGGTCAGCATATCGTTGACTGAACTCTTGGAAGCTGAAACTTCTGTGTCGCAAGATTTGACGGGCAATATCTCTAGTGGTTGTGATTTCGATACAGGCTGACACCATTTCGAGTGGGCTCCAGTGTTGGTGCTTGACCAAGTATCGGATGAGCTTGTCTGATGTTTCAGTGTTAAGTTGGTTGCTGGGATTGGACACACGGGCGCAATACGCAATGAGTTCCTGCGCATCTGTGATTCCAAGATTTGCAAATTCTGCGGTTGGTTGTGAATAGGATAAAAGCTGAACATTCATTATTTATAATTTCTTCTTTTTTAAAAATTTCTGAGTACTACGTTCTATGTCTTTTTTTACACGTTCAGTATCTAATTTAAAATCAATGTTATCTATGGTGTCTTCGTAGGTTTTGCACAATTCACTAAGGTTCTGTTCAAAGACACTCCATCCTTCACGTTTTGCTTTAGCAGTTACTTTGATTTCCCAAGTCTTACCATCTTTAAAATTAACCAAAACGGTATGTAGATACCTAACAGGTAACACGTTTAATTCAACGTCTCCGAATACTTCTGGCCAATGCTCTATGACATCCTTGGGAAGAATTTTCCCAGATTTGGTCACTTTACAGGTTTTTTGGTCGGGACCAAGTCCTCGGCAAGACGTCTAAACTGTGCAGCTTCTTTTGCCAACTTATCTGCTTTGCTACGATATTCTTTGGCTTGTTCTTCAGGAGTAGATGCAACTGATGCCACGGGCATAATTGTTTTAACAGCTTCAACAGTGGCTGTGGCTTTTTCAACTTTGGCTTTTTCGTTTGGCCCGTTTGGCTTCAAAGACAACTCGTCCACAGCAATACCACGTTGCTCTGCAATAATTTGATTAAGTTCGGACAACTGAATACTGACACCTATAGTCGGAGTCATTTCGATAGCATTGGTTGGTGCCTTGATTAACCGACCACTTCCGTGTAATGCCGGCAACATGCGACTACCGTCTGGGAATTGTGTACGATCCAGTGCTTCAGCAAACTCGTAAGACTCTTGTCCTGCACTACTCTCTACCAAATTAATAATAGCATCGTGGTAAATATCAGGCAAGTTTTCTGTAGGAACAATTAGACAACTATGTGCATCACCGGGCAAGGTGCGATATGCCACAATACATTTTTTGTTTGTGGCAACAACACGACCTATGTGTTTTAGTTCTTTGGCCATAATATTATGCTCCTACCACAGCGTTTGCTACGGATTGTGTGTTAGTTTGCGGCGCAGGTTGTTGTGCTTGCTGTGCTGAAACTGTGTCTAAAAATGTTGTTAGCTTGGTATATGTTTGACCCACGGCTACCATTTCGTTTGGTTTGAATGCACCCCGCGAACTAGCAATATCGATAATAACCTTCATGGCATTCAAGTCATTGATGGTAAGATCGTTATTTTGTGCAGCATCAGCTGCTGGTTGTTGATTTTGTACATCAGCCATTAGAATCTCCTTATTGTGAAAGTACACAATTAATTATCTCGCCTGCAAAAGTGGACAGGCAATTGTGAAAAAACTTAATTCTTTTTCACTTTCAAAGCCAATGCGTGTATTATACACAATTGTGTTGGAATTATCTAATGTAATACCTTGCCCTATATAATACCTATTATTTAAATTTTTACGAATCCACAAATCTAATGATTTAACCAGCATTGGATTGTATTTGTCTAAAGAAGTGTATTTGAAGTGAGGACAGGCAAACTCAACCCTGCGTAGATTAAAGTAATCTAAAGGATTGGGCTTGCCATTCTTCAATGCCATTACGCTGATTCCGCTTCAAGCTCGTAATAAGCGTACTCGCCAAATGGAGGAACAATAGTGTTATTACCGTGGATGATGAATACTGTATCACAGTAGTTTTCATCACCCCAGCTGCCCCAAGGGTAGCCGTCTGTGAACATGATGAACTTTTTAGGTTGAATATCATTAGCTTTCATGTATTCCCAATTGGCATCAAACTCAGTACCACCGCCACCTATTGGTTGGTAGCTATCAAACTCATCAATATTGTAACCGTCAAAGTCTGCTTCATTATATACTCTGGTGTCAAAACACCAAACTTTAATTTTAAAGTCTTTGTATTCTTCCATGATGCCTTTGATCTCTGACAAGAAATCTTTAGCTTGTTCGTCACCAATGGAACCCGACATGTCAATACCAACACAAATATCAATTGTTTCTTGAAATTGTGTACCAGGAAGTATAGCACTCATGTGCCAACCCTTGCGATTAGGACGCATAAACGAATAGTCATTCTTGATAGTGCTTTGGATTTGCTGACGCAAAATTTCACGCCAGTTCATTTTAGGCTCTGTAAGATCTTTAATCATGCGTTGTACATTTGCGGGAGTATTTCCCGCACCCGCTGCCTGAGCAGCTTGTATTGTGGCCTCACGTATCTCGTCACGAATTTGTTTCAATTCTTCTTTGCTGTAGCGAGGTTGACCATCTTTGCCTGGCTCACCCCAGTCAATATGTTCGTCCAGTAATTGACCAAGTGCATCTAATTCTTTTTCATCCATTTCGTCATAAATCTGATCATACACTTCTTCTGCACCCATGCCGTAGTACTTTTGATCATGGAAGATTTTAATATCCGGAATATTGTGATCACCAATACGATCACGCACCAATTGTCCATTTACACAATAGTCAGCTGCAATGTTAAAGATTTTAGCATTGCGACTTTCTCGACGACCCATGTGGTCAAATACATTGTGTAAAATTTCATGAGCAATAACAAACTCAACTTGCTTTACAGTTAGTTTTTCAAAAAACCCACGATTAAAATAAATATGGCGACCATCAGTGGCTGCTGTGGGCAACCAATCTTCACCTTCTTGAATTTTCAATCGGGTAGCCATGTTGCCAAAAAATGGATGTTTGAGCAACAAGCTCACTCGTGCAATAATAATTTTATCAATAATTGGATCTGTATGTGACATGTTTGTTCCTAAGTTCTTACTATGTATATAGTATAACACCACCCGAAGGTGGTGTCAAACAGTATTAAACCAATTTATTTAGAATCTTTGTCAGTTGCGGCGCTAATGTACTTGCCAAACTTAGCGTGGAAGTTGTCAAAACATTTAATCTCATCTGGATCTAACGGCAATTTGTATGTGCTCAATGCCAATTTAGTACCCATAATAACCAATTCTGTTTCAAAGTTGTTCATCATAAATTCGAAGAAATTATTAACTTGCTCGTTCCAATTCTTAGCTTTCTTATCGCAAGAATCTTTCAACTCGTAGCACAGGGACACAGTTAACGAGTACATTGCAGAAATTTCTTTAGATTTCATTTCTTTAACTTTGCCATTCAAAATGTCTGTAGGATTAGGCATTTTGCTGGCGTGTTTACGGTGCGCCATAAATTTAATAGCAAGGCCTTCACCAACGGAACCTGACACCAAATCAGTTAATGTTTCGTTATCACAGTCGTCGTCGTGCAACAATTCGCTAACAAAGGACCAGCTGCGTGGTGTAGCAAAGGCACGGCTACTGGATTTTGGATCAAAGTCGTACAAGTCCTTTTTGGAGAAACTCAAGAAGCCAACCACATCCTTGTGAACTTTGTTTTCAGCAGCCCACTCAAAATAGTCATCCCAATTAACTAACATTTCCAAGTGAACAAAACGATTAGCCAACGGCGCTGGCATACGGAATGTAACACCTTTGTCAGTTTCTCGGTTGCCTGCTGCAACAATTACAACATTGTCGGGCAAAGTGTATGCACCAACTTTACGATTAAGCACCAATTGATATGCAGCTGCTTGAACGCTGGGTGCTGCACTGTTCATTTCATCCAGGAACAAGATAATGTGTTTGTGCTTTTTAGCCATTTCTTGGCTGGGCAGTTCGCTGGGCGGAGCCCACACCATTGTGTTGGAGTTTGAATCAAAATACGGAATACCTTTAATATCAGTAGGCTCCCACAGACTCAAACGTACATCAATCACGTGAGCTTCAATCTCAACGCCAAGTTGTTTGATAATGTCAGACTTACCAATGCCGGGAGGACCCCATAGAAAGATTGGACGCTTGTTTTTAAAAGCCTTACGGAGAGACTTTTTGGCGCCGCTTGGGCCCACTGTACGGCCTGAAATATCTGTTGCCATTTTATTTCCTATCTTAGTTAAAAAAATTGTTACGAATAACGTTGTGTATGTATGTATTATAGCGTCGATACACAATCACGTCAACAAGTTTTTTAAGTATTTAGGCATTTTTGGCTAAATCTTTTTCGCGCTCGTTCATGGCTTTGATAAGTCCAAATTTTCTAATGTCGTCAGAAAACAACATCAGCTCAAAACTCTTGCGTTCAGAAAATACAGTAATTGACATGTTGGTAAGATAATATGGGCAATCCACGTATCTTTCCAAAAATATGATTGTTTGGGGACTTAATTCAATTGGTTCAGTAAATGGAATTTCGTATTCTCTCAAATCCAATTCTTTTACCAAAAATTCGTAACCTTCATCACTTAATCGAAATGCACTGTCTTTACCAACCCGTGTGCTTTGCCACCACTTGCGTGAAAATAACTGTACATTTGCATCATCTATACTTTTGCCCCACTGTTGTAAAAATATCTTAGTCAGAGCAGTTCTGCTGATCATTTTAGAATAGCACCCTGTGTGAGTTTGACCACTTGAAAATCTTCGCAACCAAATGTGAGATTCAATTTTTTAGCCAAATTAATAGCATGTCCAGGATTACTAAAGCTGACTTTCTTGTATTTTGGCCCAGGATAGCTGGTGAGGCTGTTGAAGCTCTTTAAATTAAAAGGCTCGTTTTTGTAGAACACAGCCCAAATTGCTTCAGCTTCTAAAATCTGTTCTGCTTTATAATTTTTCTTACTGATATATTCCAGTAAGATTTTTGGCTTGGGTCTTGACATATGCGTATCCTGGTAATGTACGCATATATTTATGCTATTAGTTCTTGAAATCCCCACCGTCCAACTGTATGGACACAACTTCAGTATCAGCACTTTCTTTGAGTTTGATGTAGAGACTTTCGTAATCTTGTATCAGTTTGTCTTGTATCTCAGACAGTGCCAAACTAAGCAATCGCGCCTGTTGCAGAGGTAATTTTACCTCTTTGCTTTGACTCAATTCGGCGGCTCTTACTG